TAATGTCTTTGGGGAAAGGTCTCCTACTAGGGGTCAGTATGCTCCTGTAATAGGTATATTTGAAAGACAGAGGGATGGTGGGGAACCACTTACTATTGTTGGAGATGGAACACAACGAAGAGATTTCATCTATGTTAAGGACGTAGCTAGAGCTAATTATCTTGCATCTATTATGCCCCTGAAGAAAAGAAGAAATGGGTATGGTCATGATTATGTTGGTGAAGTGTTTAATGTTGGTAGTGGGATTAATTATTCGGTTCAAGAAGTTGCTGATTGTATTTCAGATAATCAAACCTACATTCCAAAGAGAGAAGGTGAAATGGAAACTACTTGGTCTAATATAGATAAGATTGGTGACGTTATAGGATGGAAACCTGAAGTAGACGTTCTGGAGTGGATAAAAAAATGAATCCTTTTGTAGTATTGAAATCAGCAGGATTGGGAAACAGAATTAAACTCTATGTTTCCTATATGCAAAGGTATGAAAAACTTTTAATAGAGAAGGAACCTGATCTCCAACTCTTTGAAAATTTTGAATTATGTGATTCGCAGGAGGATATAAAAAAATATCCTTGGACCCATTCTGGATGGAGACTTTTAGTCAATGAAGATGAGGTAAAATATTGCGATCAATATAAAACTATTGATCAATTATATAATGATACTCCTCAATATTTTATTGATAAGTATCTTCCTGTATGGCAGAAGTTAAGAATACAACCCAAGGTAAAGAAAATTATTGATGATTTCACTAAGGATTGGGATAAGGATAATATGGTGGGAGTTCATGTTAGAACTAACTTCCCACCTGTAGATGATGGGAGTAGGAGTGTGTGGATGGACTTCCCTGGATTTGAAAATGAAATTGAAAAGTATCCTACAGACCAAAAGTTTTTCCTTGCCACTGATCATACTCCTATAGTTGAGAGATATAAGGCCAAGTATGGGAATCAAATCATCACATTTCCTAAGAATGATATTGTAAGGCATGATAATCATTTTGATAATGTAGATCAAACCATCACGGCATTTATTGATATGTATTTGTTATCGCAGTGTTATAAGAAGTTGATACTTACTTGGGCCACTTCTTTTTCTGAATGTTCCTGGTGGTTTGGTGGATGTAAAGCAGAAGTTGTAATGCCTACATTATGGGATAAGATTCCTTCAGATTTTTATGATATCATTTACAATGAGAAGCATTTGACTTATAATGTAGGAGGTGAATCTGTTTTTGCAGAAGGATGTCGTACTTATGCTCCTCTCAATGTGGGGGACAACTATACCATAAAGGATTGGATGGTTCATTATGAATAGAATTGAGAATTATTCGGAGGTAAAGGATAGGATTGTTGATTGGCTCAACTCTTATATTGATAGTAATAATATTAAGTCTTTAGTGGTAGGAGTATCTGGTGGAATAGATTCTGCTGTTGCTTCTACTCTTGCTGCGCATACAGGAATTCCTGTTTATGTGTTGGGGATGCCTATCTATCAAAATAAAGATCAAGAAAGTCTTTCAGATGTTCATTTAGCATGGTTAGCAAAAAACTTTCATTTCAATGTTACCACTAGGAAATTTGATTTAACTAGTCTTTTTGAAGTGTTTAAGGATTGTATGGGAGAAGAATTTGATACTAACCATGCTTGCGCCAATTCTAGATCTAGATTAAGAATGGTAGCTCTTTATCAAGTGGCTACTGTTACTAAAGGTCTTGTAGTAGGAACTGGCAATAAGGTAGAGGATTATGGTGTAGGATTCTATACTAAATATGGTGATGGTGGGGTAGATATTGCTCCTATTGCTGACCTTTATAAGACTGAGGTATGGGAACTTGGAAAATTCATGGGGATAGACCCCAGAATTATTGAAGCAAAACCAACTGATGGTCTTTGGGATGATGGTAGAACCGATGAAGATCAGATAGGTGCTTCCTATGCTGAGTTGGAAGAAGCGATGCATCATAAAACCGGACCAGCAGTTGGTATACTTGATAAGTTTAGTAGAATGAATCAACATAAAATGCAACCTATACCTACATTTAAGTTATGAAAATTGGATTAATTGGGGCTGGAAGATTAGGACTTGCTTTTGCTCTTTTATGCGAACAAGCAGGGTATGAAGTTATAGCTTCTGATGTGAGGAAGACATACATTGCAGATCTTAAGAAAGGTGTATTGGGCACTACTGAACCAGGGGTTCACGATCTTCTATGGAATGCAAAGAATATAGAATTTACAACAGATAATAATAAGGTAATAAATGAGTGTGATATTATCTTTACTCTTGTAGCAACTCCTTCTCTATCTACTGGAGATTATGATGTCAGTGCAGTAGAAAGAGTAGTTAAACAGATTGCTGAGTCAGGTAGAGAAGGAAAAGCATTTGTTGTAGGATGTACTACTAATCCTGGAGATTGTGAGAGGTTTCAAGATGAATTAGATAGTTGGGATGTCTTTTATAACCCAGAGTTTATTGCTCAAGGGAGTATTATCAGTGATCTTAGGACTGCTGATATGGTTTTGATTGGTGGTGATGAAGGAAAATATCGTGATGAATTAGTTGAACTTTATTATAATATTCAGGGTCCTAACAAGGAACCTAGGGTTAGTTTTATGTCTACTACTGCTGCTGAACTGGTTAAGTTAGCAGTTAATTGTTATCTTACTACTAAGATTAGCTATGCAAATATGGTAGGGGATGTAATGACTCTTGCGGGTATGGAAGAGGAAATACCTTCAGTGTTGGATGCTATAGGAGCTGATAGTAGAATTGGTACTAAGTTTTTGAAGTATGGATATGGATTTGGTGGACCTTGTTTGCCCAGAGATAATCGTGCCTTTGCTGCTTATGCAAAAACTCTAGGTATAAAGTATAATCTGGGAGAGACAACTGATAATTTTAATGATGCTCATGCTAAATTCCTTTATGAGTATGTGGTGAGTAGAAATTATAAAAATCTTCCTTATTATTTTGATTATGTGTCTTATAAAAAAGGAACTGATATTATAGAAGAGAGTCAACAGTATAGACTTTGTATTGATCTTTTAGAAAATGGATATGAAGTTTATATTAATGATGTTACTTCTGTAATTATTAATATTAAGAATGATCTATATGAAAAATATTATGACAGAGTGAAGTTTGAAGAACCCACAGAAGAAGTTTATAAGATTGAATTATAATGGATCAAGTTTTAGATAAAAATAAGTCAGCTTATAAGTTGAAGGGAATTGGTCCCATTTATTATATTAATCTGGATGGTCAACCAGAGAGAAAAGAATATATGGATGACCAATTTAAGTATTGGGAGATAGAAAACTATACTCGTATCTCTGCTTATGATGGGCGAGAAGATGATCTAAGTCATATTCTTAAGGGAAGATATCCTGAGAACATGACTTCTGGTGAGATAGGTTGTGTAACTTCTCATCTTAGAGCGATTAAGCATTGGTATGAAACTTCTGATAGTCCTTATGCTATCATGATGGAGGATGACGTTAGTCTTGATCTAGTAAGGTTTTGGAATTTCTCTTGGAGAGATTTTTATTGTAGGATTCCATATGATTGGGACTGCGTACAGATAGCAATTATATGTACCGGAGATGTGCATGTTAAAATCCATAAGAGATTTGTAAATGAATTCTCCACCGCTTGTTATGTTATTAATAGGCATCATGCAGAGAAACTTATTAGACTTCATTGTAGAGGGGACAAATATAAGTTAGATAATGGAGTCAGACCTAGACCAGTTGCTGATGACCTCCTTTATAATTCAGGTAATACTTATTCTCTTCCTCTCTTATTGTATAGAATTGAATTGGGATCTACAATACATCCAGAACATATAGATGTTTTCCACAAGGGGAATTATAATGTCCAGAATAATTATTGGACTACTTCGGGTGCTGATATGCCTATAGAAGAAAGGATGGATTTTGATCCATACTTAGGAAGAGTGGTAAACCCATCACAGCAAACCCCTCCTCCTACCCAAGAATCATGAAGGTTCTTTTGTGTTGACTTCCAATTATTATAATAAGGGGTTGACATCCTTTATATCTTGGGGTATAGTTATAACTGTCACATGCACAGTGTGACACTAGTATAAATAACTTTACATAACAAAGGCCCGAAATAATCGTACCCTGCGTAGAATGTAACCTGAACTCAGTCGAGAGTTCTATCATCCGCAGGTTTTTTAATACTTGCGAGACACTATCTAAAGAAAAATGTTTAAACCCGTAATCGCAGCTCTTGCAGCTGCTCCTCTATTCGCTGGCGCTGCTTTCGCAGGTCCTTACGTTAATGTAGAAGCTAATGCTTCGTATCCAGACGGCGAATATACAACTGCTACAACTGATCTTCACTTCGGCTTCGATGGAAGTGCAGGTGAGAAAGTTGCTTACTACATTCAGGCAGGCCCTGGTTTTGTTCACACTGATTCCACTGATGACACTGAGACTGAAATCTCAGGTAAGGTTGGTGCTGCTTTCCAGGTCGCAGATGCTGCTTCCGTTTATGGAGAGCTTTCCGGCATCACTGGTGAGGACTCCGATGATGATGACATCATCAATTGGGGTGCTAAGCTTGGTGTGAAGTATAGCTTCTGATCTGATCAGTAAACTTATATAATTAAAGGAGGGGTATCCCCTCCTTTTTTTTTATGCTAAAATATTCTCATGAATAAAACATCTTTTCGTCAGTATTATGAGGAGTTCTGTGAAGTGTTGGGGCATCCTCTATGGATGATGCCAATGATGTTGATAGGATTATTGCTAATGATAGAAACATTGCATTTGAGTTATCATAGGAATGATATGAAAGATGCGCATGGATTTTGTATGCAGAAAGAGTTTGTTAAGGATCTAGTTAGATATAAAGAAAAGAATATGTATTGAAATGAGTATAAACCCCTAGTTAAAAGTTGATTTTTGATATATAATTGTGTAATGTTTCTTTACATAACAATGACTCAATCTTCGACAGCAGTAGTTACAACAGAAGACGGTGGACGCCAGAATATGTTCGCTAAAGAGCCACAAATTGAATTGACGGGTAAAGAGTATGGACCAGAAGCAGAACTCCTTAATGGTAGACTAGCAATGATTGGATGGGTTGCTGCTATTGGTGCTTACATTACCACTGGTCAAATCATTCCTGGTCTTTTTTAAAACTTAACAAAACTAAATAATTACTCGTAATTATTATCTTAGAACTAAAAGAAATGGGCGAATTAGCTTACGCAACAGAATCAGTTTCACCAATTTGGGCATTACTATTCCCTTTCTTTCCAGTTCTTATTGTATTGGGATTTTATTTTCTTATGGGTGGTGGATTTAATGATGATGATGATGACGATTCCCAAGGTGGAAAAGGTATACGGGTAATGCAACCACAACCCATTCCTGTTTCAGCTGGCGCATAAAATGATGCTCAGTATGCTTTTAACTAATACTATGTTATCCATTCCAGCATCCTCTATGGGGTTGCTGGAATTTTTTGGTATGCTCACAATAGGAGTTGCCGCTGGATCTTTGGGTGTGATATAATTAATATATACATCCAGATAGGGATTATTACACATGGCATCTTATCAAGTTACAGTAATAGATAGTGAGGGCGTAGAGACTACATTTGAGTGTCCTGATGATGAGTATATTCTAGACAAGGCAGAAGAGGAAGGTGCTGATGCTCCTTATTCTTGTCGTGCTGGTGCATGTTCTACATGTTGTGGAAAAATTCTTGAAGGTACTGTAGATCAATCAGAACAGTCTTTCCTTGATGATGATCAAGTAGAAGAAGGATTTGTTTTGACTTGTGTTGCTTATCCTACATCTAATTGTAAGATTCAATTAGGGGAAGAAGAAAATCTCTAACTAAATAAAAAGAGTTGCTCTAATTTAATGTCCGAACAAGTAGAAGTTCCTCATGAGGAAGTAGAAGTCGAGGACAATAAAAAGGAAGAAAAGAAACCACAGAAAAAGAAAGGTTTTCTTGGTAAAGCTAAAGATGCTTTACTTCCTGATCAGGAAGAACAAGCAGCTATTATATCTACCTTTGTACGTATGGGCGTGTTAGTGTGGTCCGGAGGGATCTTAACATTAAATTACGTGGCCATACCTGGAGTACCACAACAGAAAATAGATCCAACTTTTATCGCCTCGGTTTTTACCGGAGTTCTCGCCAGCTTTGGTATTCAGACAGCATCTAAGAAGGGTGACGGTACTATGAAGATGGATAAGAATGGTAATCCTTCTAATGGAGCAGCAATAACTAAAGGAGATATGGAGAAGATGCTGGCAAATGCTGGCCCTGTTCAGACAATTAGAATTGAACAAGCTCCTTTGAAGATTACAACTGCTTCAGATGAACCCCCCGTAAACCCAACTGTGTAGAAACATGAACAAAGTAAAAGGTGCCTTTGATAAGGTAGTAGAATGGGATAGAAATTTAGCAAAGAAAGTTCAGGATAAGTTTAACTTGACTGATTATCAAATGCTATGTGTTTCTTTTGCCAAAGGATTTGTTATTGGTGCTATTTTGTTATGATGCAGTTGATTCTTTTGTGTATTACCATTTTTGGGGTAAGTTATTTGTTGAATCTTCAATTATCTATAAATGAAAAATAATTTGGGAGTGGAACCAGAGGAGTGGTTTATAAATTCTATTACGTTGAATGAGTATCCTCCTTCTAGCGCTCATTATGCATCTGCATTACCATCAAATCCTTTAGATAAAATGCCTATTGCTACAAATAAATATCATCCTGATGAGGATTATGCACCATCAGAATATGAATCTCCATATGTAGAGGGTGATTGGTTTATTGAAAATGCTGTTGTTAAAAAGGATTATGAAGGTCCTTTGTATGCTAGGCATCCTGACTTAGTAGAAGAAGAAGAATCTATGCATGAGAAGATGTATCGGATGGCTATAGAAAACCATAATCCTTGGACTGGTGGATCAGAGAATTTTCAAGGTGGTTCTGAAAATATAAATGGTAATTGATAAATAACTTATGGCACAACAAAAGATTAAATTTACTATTAGACAAGATGGCATTGTAACTGAAGAGGTTATGGGTGTTGTCGGTAATGACTGTGAAAATCTCACCAAAAGAATTGAGGAGAGATTGGGTGTTGTTGAAAGAGTTGAACATAAACCAGAATATTACGAACAAAAACAAACTGTAGAGGATCATGTCTCACTTCACATGTATAAAGACCAAGATTAAAGAGAGACCTTATTTGATTGAAGCACTACAAGTTCTTGGACATGAAGTAGAAGAGAATAAAGTATTGGTTATTAATAATCCATCTCATGCAGAAGAGCATCCCGCATTTCTTGCAGATGTTGCAATTAGAAATGATATTGGATTTAGATGGAATAAAAATCGTGAGACTTATGAGTTAGTTGCTGAGTTAGATACTTGGGATCTTGATGTTCCTGTACAGAGATTTATTGATAAACTTACTCAACAATATGCAGTACAAACTATAGTTGCTTCTACTCAAGAAGAAGGATTTGTGGTAGAAGAGAAAAAGGTATCTAATAATGGATCTATAGAAATATTTGTGAATAGATGGAATTAAATGATAAAAATATAATAGAAGTTCTTAATGAATTGTTACCTTATATTGAAGCAGATGGTGGTTGGTTGGAGTATGTTGAGACTGACTATCTACCCGAAGGTGCATATGTTAAGGTAAGATTGGGTGGTGCATGTTCTACCTGTGCTTATAGTTCTCAGACTATTAAAATGGGCATAGAGAAAAAATTAATGATGGAAATTCCTGATGTAGCAGGAGTTATTCAGGTTCTCTAACATAGTCTTGAAACACACATAATAATAGTTAATAATACCTATAAGTAAAATAAATATTAGGTGAAATTAAGCGAGCCCACGGCTATTAAATCGTGTCTCATTACACAGTCCAATATCTAGACGAAACCAAGCATCATCAGACAATTTGCGAATATGCAGAAGATGCTTTCCAAGCAAGAAATCAAGCAGTTCACGACGTACCATATTTACATTCTCATCCAAATAGTATAGATTCTATTTTAGCAGAAGGCAGTATGTTCTCTGCTGTAAGATAATGATATTACAATTTGCGCACTTCATTAGTGCCCATGTAATGTTTCTTCAAGCAGGAAGCATACTCATGCTGGCACCCATACTTTTTTTCTGTCAAGATTCTTTATACAACACACATAGATACCGAGGTCATTAAAATGGAAGAAGTAGTTTGGGGCGTTATGTACGCCATGGGTTTATTGTTGACTGGAACGGGGTATGTAATTTACTATATAATGAGGACATCATATATTGAAATGAGTGATGAAACTGACTCTTCTAGCACTATTACTAATATTCCCACTCCGAGCTAGTGCTCAGGAGTATCCTTTTTATTCTGAGAATACAAGGACGGCACAAGAGTGGATTCAATCCATGAAAAATTGGAAATTAGAACAACAATGGACTCCACCTGGTGATGCCCTAAATAATGCACTAGCAGAAGTGGAGATGGATTATGGGAGCGATGATTCCCCCAAGCCGCAAATCTTGTTACAATTTCCGGGTGACGGAGATTACGAAAGTTTTGGATGGTGACACGATTGATGTTCTCATTGATCTAGGATTTGATCTTTTTAAAAAAGAGAGAGTTAGGATTGCTGGTGTAGATACTCCGGAGAAACGCACTAGAAATTTAGAGGAGAAGGCCCTTGGAGTCGATGCAACCAACTGGCTCAAAGAAAAATTGGAAGGTACTTTGGCTGGTGATGATGAGCTCACTATTAGGACTGAACTTGTTGGTGGGGTCGGTAAGTATGGGAGGCTTCTGGGCTGGTTATATGTGGGCGAATCAGTTGTGTCCCTCAACGAGCAAATGATTACTGAAGGGTATGCACATGCTTATGATGGTGGAACTAAGAATATGGATCTTGAGGCACTTCGTGAGATTCGTAGAGCACATGGAACTTTAATTGAGGGTTAATTAATGGACCTTCAAAAGATGGCTACTTATGGTACTGCAGTTGCTGTTGTAGGTACTGGTTCTGTAGTTGGTGGTGGTAAGATCCTCGATCAACAAACTGGTGGTCCTGAGAAGAGAGCAGAGGCCCAAGTAACTGAACTTAGGACAATAGTAAGAGAAGAAATAAGAGAAGCAATGCTTAAAGCATGGCCTCCTACAACTGGACCTATTAGGGGTCAGCAGCTCCCCACACAAGATTATAGGCAAGAAGTTCCCACTACTAAATAGATTAGTTTTGTGAAAAAATAAAATGACCGCATTGATTGACCCTCAAAAATATACAGAGACAGTTGACCTATTGAGGTCATTTTTTTTGTCTAAAAATTTCCTGGAAGTTCACACACAGAATAGATTAAGTATCCTTGCTGCCTGTGAAGATCCTGAAACTGTAGCAACATATGAATACAATGGTCAGATTTGGCCACTACCACAGACAGGACAAATGTGGTTGGAGTATGAACTCCTTTCTAATCCTTCAGCAGAAGGATTTTTTTGTGTCTCCACTTCATATAGGGCAGAACCTAACCCGGTAGAAGGAAGACATGAAACTATCTTCCCAATGTTTGAGTTTGAGATGAAAGGAGGTGTAGAAGAACTCAAAGAGATGGAGATAGAATTGTGTGAATGGTTGGGAATACCATTAGACACAGTTAAGATTAGAACTTATGATCAATGGCGATGGGATTTGAACACCAAGGAATTGGATCATGATAATGAAAAAACTATTCGTCGTGGTATGATTACTGATTTTCCTGAGTGGACCTCACCATTCTGGAACATGGCAAGGAATGATGATGGTACTAGTAAAAAGATTGATGTAATCCTAGGTGGTATGGAAACTATCGGTAGTGCCGAAAGAAGCACAGACAAGGATCAGATGAGAGATACCTTTTATACAATCTCTGATGGACAGTATGCTCAACTCATCATTGATTTGTTTGGTAAGGAAAGAGTTGAGAAGGAACTTGAAAAATTCCTTGAATTTGATTTCTTCCCCAGAAGTGGTGGAGGTATTGGTATGCAACGTCTAATGTCAGCCCTAGCCTAAGGGCTTTTTTGTGAGGTGACGAAACTGGTAAACGTGTCAGTCTGTTTAACTGATGTTCCTGGCGGGACTTGTAGGTTCGATTCCTACCCTCACAGTTTTAAAATTGATATTTATATGATATAATAAATAACCTTGGCCCAGGGCAGATTAACTGTAAGTCCCAGGGATGGTGAGTACCACCGAGTAAGGCAATGTAGCGACAGATTGCGTGGGTAAGACCTTACTCAATACATACTACCTCAAACCGAGACCATGGGGATTGCCTTAGTGCATTAGTCTCTCATCATACAAGTTCAACAATCGCTCTTATAACAAATGACTTCTACTCTAGCACAGAGTAAGAG